TAACACCAAACAAGGCTCTACCGCCTGTAGGTATTTGTAAGTCTCCTGCTGTGTTTGTGGCCTTCGATGTCCAGTTGTTACGATCTTCCCTGTTTGACCAAGCAACCTTCCTAGGGTCATCTGACGAGCCTATAGCCACTAAATGTCTTTCATTGGTGACTAAGGTTGATAAGTTGCCTGTAGGTGCGTTGGTTACAACTGTTGCAATGGTATCAGGTGAGCCACCTGAAGAGTCTGGTTGCCATTTGTAGATCTTGCCATCTTTAGAAAAAGTAAAGACTAAATCTTCACCCCAGTTGTCAAAAGAAAAATAACCAGCTTGTAAAACTAAGCCTGATTGACTCCTAGCATCACCATAGTCTTCTTCACCATAATGATATGCACCAAAGCCTAATGGATCATCACTTGCATCATTAACAAAGCCTACTGGTGTAATATCTGTCCAAGTATTGTCATACAAGACATATACTTTTTCTCTTGTACCAACTCCTAGAACATTGTTACCAGCATTATCTTTATAACCATATAAACCTATGATAGCTCCGTCTAATGCTGTTGCTTTAAGTTTTTCCCACCCGCCAATAGGTTTTAGATATCCGTTTTCAAAACGCACCAAATCACCATCGACCCAACGCCCTTTATTGGCGTAGTCTGTGCCATTGGTTACGATTCCTGCGGGGGGTGTTATTGGAAATAATGCCATAGCCTTATTGTATAAGACCTCGCTTTATTAGTCATTAACTAGATGGAGGTGTTGGCCATTCTCCTAATGGTCTAACAGGTGGTTCAGCATCGTTGTATTCATACAAGGCTGCTAACTCATCAACTGTGGTACAAGCATCAATTTTGCTTTGCATATCTGCTGCTGTGCTTCTGACATCAGCTCTAAAAGTAGTCCAATCAGCAGGAATAGCTGTACCAGCTTCCTGTTCTCTGACCACATACCAATCATTAGGCTGTAATAAACCATAGGCTTGATTGATAATCACTTGATTGTGATTCCATTTAAGACCATGAGTTACATCACCAGTATCAGGATCGGTTGTATCGTCTAAGTTTTTAGGTGTAGCTGTACCATAAGATGCAGTTACCACATCGTTAGCAAAATCAAAAGATTGATTGGTGTTAATGTAATAAGATGGATTTTTAAAGTTGCTGTTATCTACAACCACTTCATAAATGCCTATTGCTTCTAGCTCATCACTTGACCAAAGCATAAAGATATTTTGTGGATAAGATACATCCCCAATGGTTATTGCTTTAGGTCTGGTATAAACCTTGCTTACTTGATTGTTTTCTACTAATGCCCACATATTAATTCCTATTATATATTATCTTGCTGTTGTTGGTATACCTGTTGATGTTGTGAATGGATTTTCTGCAAATGCCATGTATATGAAAGTATTACCACTACCATTGTCATTGCTAACTGTATCTCGTATTTTAAAGCCATTACTTAAAAAATCTATATCGTGTGTAGTGGTGGTTTCAGCAGCAGTAATAATTCTTAGTTGATGAAATACTTTATTAGAAGGGTCTCTTGCATTATCAAAGAGTAGCCATTGACCAGTGCTGCTACTTTTTTTAATCATAACAAAAGCAGGTTTAAAGCCTGTATAAACAAATGGACCATTTGCATTTCCATTGCCGACATAAGAACCAAACTTGCTGTAGCCTTGTTTTTCTGCAAAACAATAAGCCACATAAGTATAATTATTTGTATTGTGCGAGTAACTGCCTGAACCTAATCCAAAGGTAGTTGAGCTAAAACCATTGTACCAATAATTGCTTACAGTTTGTTCTGCTGCGGTTGTATTTAATTCCATTACACTTGTTGTTCCTGCCATTCCTGCTGTCCAAACCACCCAAGGTAATGCGTTGCTTCTGCTTTTTATAATAATTGCACTTGGAGCAACACCTAAACCATGTCCAACTGTTGAGTCTGAGCCTGTTCCTGTGTAAGTAACAATACTAAAACCAGCATCAGTATTGGCTTGAACTGTAGAAGTTATAGAGCCATTGCTGTTTGAAGCTGTCGTACCTCCATTGGCTTTCCATTGCCATCCGACAAGAGATGCACTACTAGCGTTTAATGCTGCTGTTGAATTTACTTGTCCTACTGTAAATCCATCGCTATTAAAACTAACTAAATCTCTTTCTGCTTGTTGTGATTCGTTACCTGTTGTTGTTGTTTCAGCAGAGGTGTCATTAGGAACAAGTCCTTTAAGTCTACCTCTTGAACTATCTACAATAAAATGATTATCAGTATATGATGTGCTTGTTCTTGCTTTAGCCCATATTAAATCAGGTTGCAAATCGCTATTTCCATCATTTGTAATTGTTCTGCTTGCATCATTACCACCAGTCCAAAGGGCAGTCTGAAAATATGCACTTGGATCGTCAATTAAAGTATAAGCCATTATCCGTACTCCGCTAAGTTTTTAGTGCATAAGGCATAGTAGCCTGATGGGGGTGCGTATTCAAAAGTTCCGTAGCCATTGGCATCACTTGCTGCACTTGAGATTGACATAGTTGTATAGCCACCAAAGTTTATATGCCATGTAGCTAAATTATATGCTGAAACAGCTATACACCATTGGTTATCTACTCCTGTTACTAAATCATATTGACCACCATTAGCTGTTCCATTTGCAGGGTCTCCTGAATTAATCCAAGTTCCAGATTTATGAAAATAAATTTTTTCGTTATCTAAGTCTAAAGCTAAACCTACTACTTCTGTTTCCCAAGTTACAGGGTTAGTTGATGTGTAATTTGTTCCTGCAGAACGACCATAAACCTTGCCATCTTGTGCACCACCACCTCGCCATGCTACAGACGAACTTGTTTGATTACTAAGTTTTACCCCATCAATACCCCAAAGATTAATGCTTCCAGTATCTCCTACACCTAAATATAAATAAACATCTCCACTATTAGTATTCTGTGCTTCAAAATACCATTTACCTTTTGATACTGGTATGGTTGAAATTAAAGATGTTCCACCTGTATTATTACCTGGTGCTGATAGAACTCCTTTAGTAGCTCCTTCAGTTGTAACTAAAAATCCTTCTTTACTAGTCAATACATTTCCAATAGCAAAATTATTAGTAGGTGTGTCAGTTGCTTGGTCGGCTGCTGTGATGTTTACTTCAGTCCAGTCATTACCATTACCACTTTCATCATCACCTAAGTCTGAAGCATCTGCGAAGTCTAAGTAGAAGCCATTCGTGCCATATGAGCCTGTATAGGCTTTAGGTTTCCATATACCACTATCTTCATCGTATTCACCAAAGTCTGTAGGTGCTAAAGCAGAGCCATCAACAAAATGTGTTTCAGCCATATAACCACTAAAATATTGAGCATTAAACCCTAAAGCTTCAAAAGATGAATCTCTTGCTATAGCATGGTCAGTATTACTATTTATTAATGAATCAGCATTTTGAGTAGGTGCATTATATGTAGAAAATGTTTGACTTACACCATTTACATATAATTTTAATCTATCTGCTGCTGTAGAGTTTGCTGAATCTAAAACAAGAACTATATGATACCAAGCACTTGTATCTCTAAAAACTGCATTAGTTCTAAAACCAAGTGTTGTTGAAGAAAATAATCCACCATTTGAAAAAAAACACAAAGTATCATCTGTATCAGCATCAAAGAAAAAAACATCTCTAGGTGGATTTCCTGTTCCTGCTGAAAAAAGTAGTTGGTAGGTTGTTGAAGAATTTAGTTCAGTTCTTTTAACCCATGAACTCCAAGTCCATGCTTTTCTATTACCGCTAGACCCAAATGTTTTAGTTAGGCATTCACTATTATCAATTTCAAACTTACAAGAGTTATCAATATCATATCCAGTAGATATGCTTCCTCTGTTTGCTGTACGCTGTAGCGTTTCCATATTAGGTTTGTGCTAGGTTTTGAACTCTACCAATTTCTTGCCAGACTGAGCCATTGTATCTAAAGCTAAAGATGTCAGTTTTGTTTGCGGCAGCTGTAACAGTTGGTGCTGTACTTGCAGCAAATTCGAACACAGTATTAAAGGCTACTGTGTAAACTGATCCACCTTGTGCTATTTCTACAGAAATAATTGCACCCTCTACAGCATTACTTGGTGCTGAAAAAGTTGTATTTTCTGTAGTTGCATAATAAGCGTTTGCTGCGGCAGATGCATCCCAAGCTACTGCATTAGAGCTTGAGGTGATTGCAACTTGTGTAATTTTTGCTGAAGTTGATGCAGTTGCTACTGTAAAGACTCCAGTTGATGCTGAAGATCCACCAATCGGTGTACCATCAATCGCACCACCATTAACATCAATGCCAGAAAAAGTTGCTGTACCAGTTGAGGTTAAAGTACCACCAACTGTTAAAGTTTTACCAGAGCCAACATTGAGGCCCACACTTGTTCCGTTTCCTGCATCTGCAAAAAGACCATCTAAAGTATCGAGGTCGGTGTTTAATTTTCCGCCCCAAGTATCAGTAGATGCACCGACTTCGGGTTTTGTTAAGTTTAAATTCGTTGTAAATGTATCTGCCATATTATTATGCCGCTTGTTCTTTTGTTAATTGAGTCCAGGTCGTGTCAGGATTCTGTATCACTTCCCATTTTAGACCACCACTTGCTGAAAATCCACTTGTTTGTGTGAAGGTTGATGAACCTCTATCGATCTGTCTACCAATAGCTGTAAAGTCTGATGTTTCTGCACCAGTTGCGTGTGCTGCTATGGTGTATCGACCTGCGCCTGTCATAGATGAGGTTTGTGCAATGGTTGCCGAACCTCTATCGATTTGTTTACCTATAGCACTCATGCCAGAGGTTTGTGCTATTGCGCTTGAACCAAGATGAACTCTATGGCCCACACTGGTCATGCTACTGGTTTGTGCTAGGGTTGCAGATCCACGATCTACTTGAGTACCAACCGCAGACATACCAGATGTCTGTGCAATAGTTGCAACACCACGATCAAGCTGTCTGCCTATCGCAGATGCACCTGATGTCTGTGCTATTGTTGCGGATGCTTCCTGATACTGCGGAGTGCCATAAGCGGCAATTCCGTAGTTATATGAGCCATAGCCTACTGAGGCCATGGTATTAAGCTAATGTGATGTCTAAATCACCAGCATCAAATCTAAATACATCACCGCTTGTTACAACCTTAGAAGTATCTAAGTTTGCATAGGCAAGTAAGTTGCCGCTAGTTAATGCATCTAAAATACCAACTGCAACTACAGTTCCGTAATCGGCTGTAGCTGTTGGGTATTCAACTGCTGCTGCGTTTGTCGCTGTTGTAGGGGATGTGCCTGAGACATTAAAAGTAGAGGTTTGTCTTGCATAAGCTCCACCTGTTACTTCAGTACCACCGCCAGTATCGTCAGGTGCTACTGTATACAAAGCAACATAATGTGTTGTTGGTGCTGTATAAGCAGTACCGCCAAATACATGGTCAAGTACCTTGTCTTCTAAATAATCACTAAATCCAGCCATTTTTTATACTCCTAGTTATTACCAAAATAATAAATATCTTTACTGCGTTTTCCGTAAGTTCTTCTTCTT